ATCCAAGCCACATCAGATTTCTGTTGTGGTTGAAAGCCATTTTCTGCCGCAAGGTTAAGCAATTGCTCCGCCTTGTCATCTTCTCCCTTCCCAAAAGTAACAAAGACATTGTTTTTAATAATATCTCCTAACCCTTGATCACGAAGCCAGTTATAGGCCGCTTCTCTCTTCACATCATCTTTTGGAAGAGTGCACCTAAATTCTTTTTTTACAGATACTTTAGAACCATCAGCTAATTTTATTTCTGAAAGTCCTTGCTCTGCAAGTAATTCTGGTATCACACGAGAACTGATATCATCAGCCTCTGCTTTTTTACTTTTGAGTTGCTCTTCTAAAGTTGCAATCTCATCTTCTTTTTGTTTTAACTTTACACATTCTTGTGCAACAGTTGAAACATCTACATCATCTAAAAGATCTTTTGAATCTTCTAACATCATATTTCTTACGTCACTCATATTATCCTTTCTGATAGCCGTCCACTTCTAATGGATAGTATCTATATTCACG